AAATTCATACGGTGATGCTTCAGGCAAGTTGTCAAAGTCACGGAAGTATTGCTTCAGCTTCCAGTACACGAACATCACCGCAATGGTGATGGGTGTGATTACGAGTAAGAATATTAAGTCCATAGTTATGCGATTTCTTCAATGGTGAAAGTTACTGAATCATCACTCTTACTCGCCATCTTTTCGTAAGCGAATGCGTTTGCTTGTTCAAGTGATGCAGCGTAGAACTGGATGAAGTACAAATCATTGTCTTCATTGTCTTGGTAAATAACTTTATAGCGTTTCATAGTGATTCAAAACAACACAATAACTTTCACAAATGAAAATATATTTTTCTTTGACTTGGTGAATGAACGATTTATTTAGTGATTGACAAAAATAGTTCTCCAGCCGCAGACAACTTCTCGTCAATGATTTCTTGGATGTCATCCTCCAAAGTGATCAAGGTTTGTGTGAGCTTCTTTCCGTGTGGCATTCGTGGATCATACGACAAGAACAACGCCTCAGTCATCTCCGTTGCAACCATACCCATTTGAACTTGCCAATAGTATTCCGGGCGTTTGGATTTGAGTTGTTCGTTGTTGGTGATGAATGAGTTCTGAAGGTGGTTTCCACTATTGAACGGACATTTGATTTCAACAAGGTGTGTTCCAAGTGCATCAGGTGAATATCCACCCCATTCTCCATAGGTGATGAAGGTGTATGTTTCTGCACCGTAGTATGTGTAAAAGTCATCGGTCTGCTGAGAGAAGTAGTGGAACGCTTCCTTCTCGTGTTCCTTTCCCCAATCCAAAGCACGACCATACATCTCAGCTCGTTGCCCGGTTAGGTACTCCGCTGCCTTCTCAAAGATGAATGTCTTTGCAGTTTCTGACAGGTACTCCGATTTGTTTTTCGGTGTACCCATCAGCTTGTGGATTTCAGATGCGGTGAAGCGAGAACGCCTTAGATCTTGCCAGTCGTCCTCATTCAAATTAGTGTGAATAGTTGGAAGTTGAAGTTTCATTTCTCGCCTATTAAAAGTTTCTGATTTGTTTCGCTCACTTCAAACTTACTGGTGATGTCGGTCATCAGTCCACCTGTCTGCAAGTGTTCAACTGCCTTTGCCCAACTCTTGTGCTTGGGTGTGAGTTCTTCACGCTTGGGTGCTGACTGCCTTCCCATTGCTTTCTCCCCATCATCATCATCATCAATGTTCAGATTTAGGATTGAACCGAGTGCATACCTCCGTGCGTAGGTGATGGCTGAACCCATTGCTTGTGGATCATTTTGTTTTGCAACTGGCATCACATAGGATGATTCCATCCATTCGCCTGAGTCAGCGTGAATGATTAATGTGGTGAGTGCGTTCCCATCGGGGAATTGACTGATTGCCAATCCGCATTCGCTTAATGGCTTTTGGATGGTGTCCAGTATGTTTGATAAACTTGCATACTTGGATTTGAAAAAAGGATTGTTGGCTTCCTTTGCTACCTTGCTCACCGATGCTTGGAATTTTACCAATGCACCAGCAATGTTCTTGATTGATTCGCTTTTATTCATAGAGTTTTGTTTTTAGAAAAAGTTTGTTCTTTGTCCTATCATAAATAGAACCTTGAATTTAGTTGGTTCAGCATTGAAGAATGCCTCCGAGTTGATGCCGTCAAATTCTCTGATACTACAATCACCAAATCCTGTGGTAGTTGAATTGAGATAATCGTGAAGTTCTTCAATGTGGTTTGCAATCAGCCAATTGTCCACCGCCTCAATTGTGTAGACATATTTCTCTTCGCAGATGCGACCTTTCACAGTCAGAATCCACCCATTGATTGCCAACTCAATCATTTGACACCTCCCTCAATGCAATCTCAATGACTGCTTTGGCTTTGGGAGAAACGATGTTCCCATCTAATAAATACTTTCTGACAGTTGGAAGTGATACTCCGGTCTTCCGTGCGACAATCTGAAAAAGACCTTGTCTTCGTTTCAGTTTGATTGTTTCAATTGCTTTTGCGTAATCCATAACGGCACAAAAGTAAAATAAACAAATCAATAATGCAAATAAAATTTACTTTTAATTAGATTTTTATGTCTTCCGAGAATATCAAATCCCCGAAACGAGCGTTCAACTCGTTGACCAATTCCATCTGAATGGATTCCGTGAATGCCTTTTCCAAGAATGGTTGTGCCTTTGTTCCGCTTCGGTGAATCTTCTTGGCAATGGCTTTGGCAAGTGAATCGTATGTTTGACCTTCAGCCGGTTTGATACCCTTTTGACTGATCCAAGTTTTTAACGATTGCCACAAGTACGGAGTGCCTTCAATATGTCCTCCTCGTGTTGGCTTTCTTCCGTATTCGATAAACTCCCAATAATCCTCAGCCACAAGAATTGTGTTGATGGATGTCGGTGACTTGGTGATGTTTCCTGG